GATTAAATTCACATCCAACAGACACAGACACCAAACACCAAACGCCTTAATCGTACAGCCACCATGGCTGTCCCGTTGGAGCGTGCCTTCGCCTCGGTCACCCAGTCTTTCCACAAAGACGCGACCCAAGGCCCTACCACCAACGAATATCTGGTTGCCCGCGCTGAAACACAACGCTATGCACCATACGCCGTCCGCAAAGGACCGGCTGCTCTGCTCGCCCAGGTTGGTATCAATACCATCCATGACTCCCCGCTGTCCCACTCCCACCCGGCCTGTTATGCCCTCAATGCATTCCACTTCCTTAAGGTTATCCCTCGGTACTTACATGGCAAGGCTGAGGTTTGGGGCACCAAAGACAACTGGTTCAGAAAACTACAAGCGCAAATTGACAGCCAGACCACCACGCTCACACATCGGAATTATGCCATCACCGCCAGGGATCACGTCCGCTACCCTGGAACTGTCGTCGACCATCCTGGATCATGCACTGCTGGAACACTTTTTATGCATGATGCACTACAGTACATGACCCCTCTTGATGTCTACACTTTGTTCGCCACAAGTCCGGAGATGCACTCTCTCGTCGCCACCGCTGTTATCCCGCCTGAATCTGTTGATCGCCTGCCCGCTTTCTGGCCTGAACTTTACCAACTGGCATACTATGAGGACCACCTTTGCTATGCACCTGATGGGAACTTCGCTGACGCCTACAACCAACCCTTAGCTGCTCACCAATGGATGACCATGAAAAGTCTGCACGGCCCTGATTTCACGCTTTCCGTCGATGTACCCGCCAGTCGTTATAGCCACCATATCTTTGTCATATCCAAGCGCCCTGGTTTACCTGACACGCATCGTGACTTCATGTGCCCCGACTTAGTCGAGCTGCCTAAAGATTTTTTCCCAGGTGCCAATAAAGCAGACAAGCTACTCCCCCGCACGCTGGTTAACCAAATGGTTGAATACGCAGCATCTGTCAAACGAGCTACCATCAAAGACGCCACTTCCAGGACCCGAGCATATGTTAAAGACCAAAAATATGCCGCCGTAACCCCGGTTCAACAGATGTACCTCTCTTGGTTCGGCTCTGGTCTGTCGCAAATGCAATTCCCTGACCGCCCTGTCACCCCACTGGACAATTTCGCCACTGCCCTATGGTACCGCTTGCTCCCTTCCCGCTTGTACCGATTACCTGCCACTATCCGCAACTTCCAGCTCAAAGCCTTTGTTGATCAACTACGTACCCCCCAATACCTGTTGCACTTCAAATTAGATGAGTACCACTTGAGCAGCAACGACAAGTACAGCGACTTCTACCGCAATGAATCAAGACAAGCCAGCAGCAAAGACATGTTATCGGCATTTGAAGCAATTTGCTTTGGCGGGGCCCCTGAACTTGAAAAGAAGATCCTTGGCAACAACAACCCAGCACCGTTCGCTACTGTCCCTAATCCGCCGAGCCAAACCGCTCTCGGACTTGCCACTATCACTGCCGCAATTGCCTTCATTCTGCCTAATCGCGCTGCCCGCTTAACCCGCTTAGTCGCTCGCTATGCTATCAGAGCCGTCAAGGAAATTGTAAACCCTTCTTTTTTAACCATCCCCCGGTTTGGACTGTTGTCGCACTCAATCGCCAGCTGGCTGCAAACCGATGGAGCGGTGATAACCTACGGCCTAGCTCCGAAAATCGCCTCCTGGTCAGCTCCAATCTGGTACAACGCCGCCCTCCTCGCCCCCACTGATATGCGATCTTGCCAAGTTTTAGTCGACATAGCCAATGATCTGCGCTTTGACTACCGCTATGGAACCATGCGACTAGCTGTTACTCTTGGACTCACACTTCTCAACCCGTTTCTGCGCAGACTTGTTCTCTTACCCTTTAAAGTCCTTTGGCATAGCTACCTACCGTCAATTAAAAACAAGCTGGATTCAATGGTTTTAATGTCGATCTCAACCCTGCCTGACAATATAAGCGTCCCCCTGCTCACACTCCGCGGGAATTTGAATCGCCAGCGATGTCCCGATAACAAGGACCCAACCCCTATCCATGAGTCTGATGACAATTCCACCGCTGATGACAAGTGCTTGCACTGCCCTATTCACTGCCTCAAATCCAAGCTTTCTGAACCCGCCGCCAGCCCTGACACTGTACCGGAAGACAATCCCCTGCAGGAAGGCGATCTCACTGAAGAAGTCTACGCGGCCGCACTTGCAAAGAAGGATACTCCCCCACCATATCCCACCCGCAATGACTGCCTATTAGTAGCATTGGCTGACGGCCTGCTAACCAAGCGTATCCTTTGGTTTTCTTGCATTAAGATGTTCGGTAACACCGCTTGTTGGGTTATCCATGACACTGGCAAGGCCTTTGACTGGATGCACCTTAAAATGCTTGCTGAACAGCTCAAACTCAATGTCTCCATTGAGGTCGCTGCTGAACATGACCACCATTGGACTGGACTTGCCAAACGAGTAGGACCCATCGACGGGAGAAAAATTGCACTCCGTTGGTACCCTTACCATTGGGAACTCTCTGACCGTGGACGAGAAGACTATGGCCCACCCCCACCACCACCACCTCCTTCAACCACTGAACCCCCGCCCCCGCCCAACCCCCCTGCAGCTTCACCGTACCACTCACCAACTGTTGAAGATGAGCCGCTTGAAGAAATACCATTGGCTAACAGCAACGGTGAATTTTCCACTTTCGCATTTGATGACATGGCAGCAGATGACCTCAATCCTGCACAACCACTTTCCTCCCTTGACCTTGATGAAGAGCCCTCTGCCAAGCAAGAACCTTTGGAGCCTGCCGCTATTAAAACCTCTGAGCCTGAGCCTTTGGTACCTGAATCTGAAGAGGTTTTCTTTCGCCCCTCCCCTACCCCAACTCCTTCTGACGCCACACCCACGCCAGCCGCGCGTGCACCTTCATCCGTGAGCAATGAGAACGCCCAGCGCCCACGCCATCCACTCCCCCCGGTTCCAACTGGTGGCGCCTCTGCCCCTAGCAATGACAAGCTCAACTCGGCTGCTAAGCAATATGCTCGACTCGTCGCAGGTAAGACTAGACAAATGACTGTTGCCCAACCAAGATCTAAAGCTTACCTTCGCGACCTTAAACGTGGCAACATTGGCACTATCCCCACCGCTGAAGCTGAACAACTGGATGCATACATAGACTCCTGGGCCGTCAATGGATTCAACCGTAGTGTTCATGTGATATATTTTTGTGGCTTACCCGGCACTGGCAAATCTCGCCGTTGCATGAAGATGACTGAACGATTACTTAAGGAGAACAAATATTTAGCTCAAACGGTACGCATTGTTACCCCCACAGACAACCTACGTAACAGCGTGGCGAGACAATTGAAACCCCCCACTGAAAGCAGCTACTCGGTACAGACATATGAGACACCCATCCGACAACCGAGCCTTGGACCTGTCTTGATCGTTGATGAGTATGGTAAAATGCCCGCCGGATGGCTTGAAACTGTTCTATTTCTTAATCCCCGTGTTCAAATGGTGATCTTCACTGCCGATCCAACCCAAGGCATATTTCGCACACGCATCCCTGACGCCTATTGTTGCCGCATTCCCTCTTCTACTGAAGCCATTGCCAGTTACGCCCATGAGTACCGCCGCGTCAGTGATAGACCAGCCCCCGGCGTTGCCCGAGCTCTTGGGCTGCCCACCACAAGTCGCCGCCCTGGTCAAATTGAAACATCGACTGAACTTAACGTTGACTGGATCACTGTCAGACCTGAAGGCGAACGAGCCGCATGGCACAACACTTGGGGTGGCAAGGTTTACACATACGCGACCTGCCAAGGTGAGACCTTCCACCGAGCTTACCAGATGGTGATCAATGGCAACACCCGCTTCTGGGACGATCGCGACCTTTTCGCAGCGCTCACACGCGGCTCTGGAACCCTCCGCCTCATCTATGAGACCCAAAGCAGCAAGCCCCTCCCGCGAAGTACTTCTAAGCTCTACAACGCCCTCTTAGATTTCCGCACTGACCCCCACAAGCTCCCCCTGGCCATTGAAGAACATGTCAACCGGTACATACCCAGCCACCTTCGCAACGTCAACCAAGCCGTCCCGCGCCGCAACGCTGCCAGCAACCCTGACGCTCTGCCAAGCCAGCGCATACTCCCTGGGGGCCAATCCACCACTGCTGAACCATGACAATCACAGGCCAGCGCGCTGCCCACTGGAGGAGAGGCCATTGACGTCCCTGCACTTGACCGGCAAGACCCGCAACGCTTTCCACAGCTAAAAGTCTTACCTCATCTTTGCGGTTACATTGGCGATTACTCAGAAGCCTCTTACCCTGAACCTGAGCACCCCAAAACGCAAATGCTAGACGCCACTTTCCCAACCTACCTAGCTCGCAACCGCGGCTGGAATGACCCTGCGCTAACTGATGCGGTCACCGCCAATTACAAGGCCCCTGAACACCGAGACATTTGGGTCGAAGCTGTTGGCGAAACAACCAGGCAAGTACATGGCAGTGGAGATGATCGCGACGTCTTTCTAGAGCATCGCGGCGATGACAAAGCAACAGCCAACATAACCTATGCCAAACGATTGAGGTTTTCTCAACGCGCCGCTAATGAACGCAGCATCGCTGCCACTAAGGTCGCCGGCTCAGAGCTCTTTGAAGCTTTCACACGCGCAATCCCGCTCCCTCAGGAAACGTTTAATGACTCGTTGCTGGAAGAATGCCGCACTGAAAACGACACTGTGCATCTCACCAGTAAGCCACTCGCCACGCTCATCAACAACGCTGAACGCTCTGACCCTTCTTGGTCTCTAAACATGATCAAACTGTTTATTAAGGGCCAAACTGTCAAGAAGTTAGAAAAAATGGGTTCTGATGCCACCGCTGGACAAAGCATTGCCTCCTTCCGCGCAGAAGTACTATTGGCTTGGGGACCTTACGCCCGCTACATTGACCGACGCATACGAGCACTTCTGCCGCCACACGTCTACATCCACAGCCGCCGCACCAATGAAGATTTTGAGAAATTCGTAGCTGCCCACTGGGATCACACACGGGAATCGACCGATGGCGACTACACTGCGTATGACGCTTCGCAGGATGCAACTTTTGTCAACTTTGAAACCCTCCTCATGCGCCGGCTCGACTTTCCTCTGGACATCATTGAAGCATATGTGGAAATGAAAGCATCAATAACCTCACACTTCGGCCCACTTGCCATTATGCGCTTCTCTGGCGAGGTATGGACCTATCTTTTTAACACCCTTGGCAATATTGCATTTACCTATGCCAAGTATGAGGTACCCTCCGTAGCCCAAGTGTATGGAGGCGATGACAAGTCAATCAATTCACCAATCACCGTCCGCACTGGTTGGTCGCAGCTTGTTGGCAAATTTAACCTGGTTGAGAAACCTGTTGTTGGCTATGAACCCACTTTCTGCGGCTGGCGCATCGTCCCAGGCGGCATCGTTAAAGACCCGCAACTCTTATTCTGGCGCACACGGTACGCCCGAATCAGGTATGATGCAGCACTTTGGGCACCCGGCTACTATGATGAACTGGTGTTATCACTTAAAACTAGCGACCGCCTGATGGACCACATGAGCCCCAATGACTTAGCGTATTTACAAGCCCTTGTTCGCTTCTACACTAAGCTCAGCCGTAGACTCCCCAGCCTCGCTGACCGCCGCCGCTGCAATCCACTCCCAGCTGATTCTCCCTCTGTGGTCCTGTCCCGCGACTAGACCTCACCCCACGTCCCTCTACCCTCCACTAACCCCTACACACTTCACCGCCGACCGTATAGAGTTTGAAATCCCAACACGATATCTCACGCTATGACAACATCACGCTTCGCCACGTTCGACATTGAGAGCGAGACCGGTTTAACCCCCGGCGCTTATCCCGCTCCACTACCGACCCTGGAACAACAACTGCATGACCGAAACGCCATACTTGCAGCCATCCCCAGCCTGGCACGCGCTAAACTTGACGCGGCCACACTGAAAAGACGTTTCGCCAACTTTCTTCTCACCCTTGGCATGGTTGGAACAACCAGCAAGGGCAGCTATGAAGAACTTATTATCCCACCAGTCAAAGGCATGGGCAGTAGCACAGGATTTCGAGCCCGCGAACTGGTCCAAATCATCACCAGTTCACCTGCTCCCCCTGGCTTTGACGGCAATCAAACCCTCCGACAGTTTGCCAGACCGTATGCACCACAAGTGCAAAACATGATCGCCCAAGGAAAGTTTAAGACTAACTTGTACGACAAATACGGCAAATCCGTCGGCGCACCACCCCACGTGTGCATCGACTTCAATGATGCCATGGACTTGCAAATGTTCCACTCAACCGCTGAATTTGAATCAGCGCATAAAGTCCGTGAATTAGCCATCGCTGAAGCCTCCGCCCGCGAGAACGCCCCGCGCCCAGCCGCCAACCCCCGGGCCGCCAAGCCCATCATTGGCCAAACCGCTCCTGCCTTTCATAGCGGCGACGCGGCCAAACAGAGTGGCGGACAGCCTGTCAACATCAAACCCAGCTTGGCTCAATCAGCCGGCTTTGATAGTCACCGCCCACCACCTGAGACCCCTCCCCGAGCCGGCACCCCGAGCTCACAAAAGTCGGGCCAAAGTGGTCAAACGACCATCCAACCCCCGGCCTCCCATGGGATACTTTCAGGCATGCTTGGATCCCACAAGAGCACCCCTCACTCAAGTCCCCAACAAACCCCCAAGAAGTGACCTCCGCTTTCACCACCGGGCCTCTAGCGGTTTCTTGCCCGCCCAGCTTTACACTTCGTTGCACACGAGGC